TCTTCCAATGAAGGCCATTTTGGTATTGCTCCTGCTGTTGGTTCCCGCGATGGCCGACCAAAGAGACGGAAGTAACGGCGTGCCATTTTTGGCACCCGACCCAAGCCTCAAGACAACGGATGCATTTTATCGCGGTACCGGCTGCCAGTATGTAGGCCCGGAACCGGCCACTGCCTATGAGCTGCCGCCTATCTTCGGCGGGCCTGCGACCGAGCCGCAAGAGAATGGATCTTGGATGGACCATTCCACACATGACGCCAAATTCGGTGATATCAGCATCACCGTCGGATCAGCAAGCGATCTGTCTGACTCTCGGCTATCCCGCTGGCAGGCACAAGATGTAAAAAAGATAGACGGACGGATCCAATATCAGCCCGACGGGAAAACGCCAATTCGGGTCATCGGCGATAACTATCTAGCAGGCGCTTAGGGCCAATTCGCCTGCTTTACCTTCTCTTTTCGCGCTTCCAATGCGACCTTCAGGGGTCGCAACTCTTCGGCCAACTGCTTCAAGGAACCTTCGAACCCCTCTGGCCACGTATCAGAGAGGGCAACGGTTTGGAAGGTCCGCAGGCCCTGGACCATCTTCTTGCCCCATTCAGCAGACAGAGGCAGGCCGCAAACCTTGACCGCTTCTCCAAATTGATATTCTGCGATCAATTCACCTTTCTCATTCGCCGGCAAGCTAAGCCTCATATCGATCTGGCATCTATCTCCCTCACATGGAGCCTGATAGCCAGCATTCAGAAGTTCAATCATCGCGCCTGGAATACCAAGCACTCCCTTGAATATTTGCACATTTGATTCGATCATGTTATTCAGCTCTTCATAACTATTGACAGGTATTTATAGATTGGCAAATTGTCATAAGAGGTTCCTGTAAAGGTGCCGGGGTGAGTGTGGGATTGCCCTCCTCCGACATAAGTGGTAACATCAGATACCGTCGTCTCCCGCCCGGAATGCGTCCCCGATCCGCCCGACCAAATATACATGATACTCTCCCACAATTGATCAGTAAAACCGTGAGTATGATAAATTTCTTCCGTTGTGAGCGTATGGCTTGCTACTGTAATGTCTCCATTCAGTGTTATTGTTGCATTCCCCACTGCCGTTCCGACCGCCAACGTGCCTGATGCGCCGGTCGGGAACCTGTTTCGCATATCATAGGTGCCGTTATCTCCATCGCAGAATACCCATCCGGCACTGAGTGCGATATTCGGATTCCAGAAAATCATCAGGCCACTTGGTGCACCGCTCTGAATGGCAGCGGCATGAGAACCGCCCAGGGCGTCTGCATTCAGAGTCGAGCCATCGCCGTCATTGCCGCCATACCAAAAATATGATTGCATCTCGGCTTCGGTATAGTAGCAGTCTAGGTGCCCCGCCGCATCGTGGGTTGCCAGATCTGATGCGATTTCATCGGCCTGCGTCTCAATATGATTGAAAAGCTCTGGCGTAAATGGTGTAGCTGATGCCCATTCAGTTGGAGTATAGGTCATGCCACCACCTTGGCAACGAGATATAAAGCCATGTATGCGGGATTTTTGTCTATAGTCGTAAATGTCAGGGTCGCGCCGGTATGCGCGTGTGGATCAGCCGATGCGCTGTGATTATAATCAGTTGATATGGTTTGCGAATAATTATCGCTTCCGCCTTTTGTTGATCCTCCGCCCACATTTGATGGCGCATAAAGAACCGTGTTGCAGTGATCTGATACTCGATGCGCGTGTGATGGAATTTCGTCAACTGTGGGGGTATGATCCCCCAAAGCAGCGGAACCTGTCGGAGTTATCGTGCTATGGCCACCCGTTCCAGTACCTGTTATCGTGTTCGGGCACCTCGGAAAATAATCTCTCATGTCGATTGTGGCCGTTCCGCTATAAGTCCCCCCATCGCTGATATGCCACTTATGCGATGCTTTCAGATAGCCACCATCTTCGAAATCAGCGTCCTCTCCATAATAGAGCATCACTCCGCCAACTGGTATCAGTGATCCAAGCAGGTCATCGTAGGTCAAGCTATCTATCATGTCGGCATCTAAGCCGCTTGCAATTGGGAAAAATAGGGCATCCGATTCTGTTTGGCTATAATGGACCGCCGGATGAGTATGTAGATCAATTGCCGCTTTGCCTTCTGAATAGATAGTGCCGAGCTTGTTCATATTCGGAGCAGAGAGCAACGTAGTGCCCGTAAAAACGATCTTGGTATAAGACATCCTAGCTCCTCATGATGAACTTGACCGCTCGGCATGGTGGCCTATTATCAACGGTCGCTGATGTTATTGCTCCCGTCAAATCTCCAGTGTATCCAGTTAGGGCAAACGTACATCCAGAATGGACATGTCCAGCGATCGCTGAATAATCACCTGGTAATATATTTTCCGTGGTGCGCGTCGTTGTACTGAGCGCATATGAATAATAACTGCCCGTGTAAGCGATCGTCACGTTTACTGGGTACCTATCGGTCATGCTATGTTGGTGTTTGGGGATTTGTGCCGCTGTCAGGGTCGTGCTCGACGAACTGAAACTGCTTGTGCTTGGCGTGACCGAATTTGCCCCACCGACCGCACCACACGCTTTGTTCCCACCCGCCCCGAATGGTATCCTATCCTGCAAATTCGGAGTGCTACTCGCTCCCGTGCATTCTGCCCATCCGTTGGGGATATCTCCGGCGCCCCACATGCCGATCATCTTGGAAGGAATGGCGGAGGCGAGCAATTCAGCGAGGGTATAGCCGCTCAGGGTGGCAGCATCTATGCCACATCCTGCGCCGGTATCTGACCTACCGCTCGGATGGTCTGGGGTTTTGTAATATCTCGCATCAGCAGCCGCTTTCAAGTAGATGCTATGGGCCATCGCGGCCATGTAAGTTGCGGCTTCCGATGATTGGGTTTCCAGTAGATTGAGCGCCGCCACTTTTTGAACCGTGCTCATGCCGATTTCGACAAAAGAAGGAGCTGTATAAGTCATACCCACCCCGAATCCATTTCATCAGTGCAATTTATTTGAGCGCTCTCAAGCGAATTCTTCAATTTGCTCCATGAATGTTTGCTCATCTCGATTCCCGTTCCCGCAACAGTCGATGCTTCGACTCCGCCCCATAGCGCAACCGCGGTGATCTGACCGTTCCCATCTGCCGCAAGTATTAGACAGGTCGTCAAAATCGATCTAGCATCCGACGCATCCTCCTGCAATGTGATCTGCTGCCTATAGAATTCCTGATCATAGGCATCATATAGGACCACATGGGAGAGCCGATCCTCCGTTGCAAGACATGGGAAATCGACCGAGGCCGGCGTGGTCACACCATCTGGGTAGACTTTTATAAATGGATTGGGATGGTCGGTCTCATACCAGACTTTGGTGAATTCTTCGAGCCCTTGGACCACATCCGCTTCCCCGGCCTGTTCACCCGCCTGCTTCCTCAGCTCGCTTGCAATGCCACAGAAGATGTTTTGCCAGGACTGCTCGACAGGGCCCTCACAGGCTTCTATCGCATAAGTGGTAACTCCTTTGGGCCATGTGATGTTCATGCTATAGATGAGCATGGAGGCCGCTGAGAGCCCGAGGCTGGATAGGGTGACCTCCTGCATGACCCCCACGGCGAGGCCGTTGGCATGGGTGGAGTATTGCAGCTTTCGGCCAATGGAAGCATAAGCGGCCAATTTTGCTTTGGCGGCATCGATGGCACTATCCTGGCTCTTGAGGGAGATGTCCTTATGCATCGCCTCGACGAAACCAGTCCCAAACCCCTGAGCAAGCCTTTGTCTGGTAACTTCAGATGTTTGGGTCGCCTTGGCCATCAGCTTGAAGTAGCCTGTATAGGTGACGCTAACCACATCCGTATCAGCGGGTGGTGTCGCGGTTAAATCCTGGCTGACCGATGGGCTGCCCTCGTTCCAATAATAGTCATATCCGGTCGGATTGACCTCCCCAATTCCTACTGTCTTGGCTACAGGAGCGCCGCCATTTGAGCTAACCGTGATCGTGGGTTCGGTTGCGATCGGAAATTGGACGACAAATGTTTGATTCTTCCCATCGCCTTTGAATTGCCTAGTCTGCGAAGAAGTTTGCGCGTTCCCTGACTGTTCATATTGGACATTGACATAGTTGGGATTGCCAATTTCGAGCCTAGGCGGCGGATTCCACAAGATCTCTGACCCACCCGCTATGTCCCATCCAGCATCATAGGTGGTTCGGACCACGAAGTACAATCTCTTCCACTCATCTATGAACCAGGTAAAGCCCGCTCTTTCGCAGACAGTGACCATTGCCTCTGCGCAACTGACATCGAAAGTGATGTTTTCTATGGTGGGGCCTGCCTGAATTTCTCCCTCGGTTACGTCTTCCTCATCCAAGATATCTAGAATGTCTCTGACAATCGCATCTGCGGTCGTTGAGACATATGCCTTCCGGAAGACTCGGCGGTCTGCCAGGGCCTGATAATCGATACACGTAACCGTATGAATCCAGCAGCCATCGGGTCGGAGGGCCGCGATGGAGACGCTATCTATCAGGCCGCCAAATAGCCGATCCATCGAGTCCTCGATGATGACTTCTTGGCCAACATCGTATGCCTTGGTCATATCCAGGTCAAGCACTGGCAGGGAGGCCGTAGACCTCTCTTCTATCCGATGGGAGATCTCAGGAGACTGGCTGTCGGTGGTAACGATATTTGTGTTCTGGAAGGCCTGCAGCTCGCCGACTGTCATGGCATCGATTTCAGCTACTGTCATGGCATCGATTTCAGCTACTGTCCGGCCTGTGAAGAGCTTCTCGCCGGCGATGGTGACAAAAATAGGCATGAGGAGATCTCCTTATACTATCTGGAAGCCCTTGGTTCCGGCGCTCTTCATGCCCACTTTGAACGTGATGTGAGCAAGCTTCTGACCATCGATGATGACATCAGCCGGATAGATGGTGATGTTGCTGCCTGAGCCACCATTGGCGATCATGTTTTTGAGCCCGACGGTGATATCATGGGGTAGGACCATCTCCTCGCCTTTCTCGGCCATCAATGCCAGCGTCGGCCTGGTGGGGTTGCCGCCCTTTGCCATGAGGTAAGCGGGTAGCTTATAGTTACTTACACTGCTCGCTACCCCCACGCTCGATCCAGCAATAACCTGCCCGGAACTACCACCAAGGGAGCGTACTCCAGCATTATCCATCGGATTTATGTAGGAGATTTGGCCATTTGGGGCGGTATATTTGAGAGCATTGATATTCATGTTTGTGCATGAATCGGTAAAGCCCTCAAAGAAGCAATCAGTAAAGCTCTGAGTAGCTGATCCTATGTTGCCGCCACCGCTATAAGAGCCACCAGAATTTGCCCTAGATGCAGCCAAATTTGCCCCTTGGATCATGGACAGGAATGAGCCCGCTGCTGCCCCCACCCCCGTGGCAAAGTCGCTTGCCGCCTTTGATCCGGCCCCGGCTAGTTCGGTGGATGAGTTTGATATCTTGCTCGCGCTGGCATCCCAGGCAGCGGCTGTCGCATTTGCGCTACTGGCTGCAATATTACTTTTTTGTGCCTCGGCATTCAGGCCGATTGCAGCGCCTTGGTTCATGGCCCCAATGTGATAGACTCCTGCCTGAGTGACTGCGCCCACGTGTGCCGTGCCCGCTGCTGCGCTATCTGAGACCCACTTGCCGCCTGCAGCAGTAAACTGTTGCTGTGCAACTTGTCCGATAACTGCTATCTGTTGGCCGGAGGTCGTCAGACCAATTCTGACGGCGTCTCCTCCTAGTGTAAGTGCTGTTGCGGCGGCATGGGTTAGGGCGGAGGCTTGAGAAGCAGCACCCACCGTAGCACTGGCTGCCCCTGCTGCTGCGCTATTTGCCGCCATTGCCGCCGAGTTGGCTGCTTTGATGGTCTCGGCGCCGAAGTAATTTGCGGCAGTGTTCGAGGTCAGGGCAGCAAGGTTGGCAGCCTGAATGGTGGATGTGCTGAAGAAGTTGCCAGCCTCTTTGGTAGAACCTGCGGATGCTTTATCCGCCTCCGTTTGCCATTTGAGACCTTCCAGATAATTTAGTGTGGTAGTTCGGCTATCGGAATTCAGATTCTTAAGGGATTCCGAGATCGGTGTATAAGTGAGCTTGAAGCCTTTGTCCACGGTGGAGGAGAAGGCGTCTCCCATCGTTTTGCCTACATTTTCGGCAACCGATGTCCGGGGCGTCAAGTTCTCTTGCGTGCCGGGAACATTGGCATCAGGCACATTCGCGGAATAACCGGGGTTTAAGGCAGCTTGAGCTTCTTCGTCAGTATAGAAGGCACTGCTATCTTGTCTTGTGCCATACATCGATGAAAGTGCGGTGGCGAGGTTGGGGTTGCTCCCGAGCCGTTGCCCAATCGAGGAGACCTGGACCGTTCCGGTTATGCCCTTCTCCATGTACTTGGTGAGTAACCGCTCGACATAGCTTTCGTCCGTTGTGGATGCGAGCTTCTCGTTGGTTGCGGCATTCACAATTGTATAGGTTTTTGGCGTGGCCGCCCCGGTCGATGTGCCAACTCCTGCCGCAGATAACGAAGCAGCCACGCCGGGGATGTTATGAGCCATCCACTCAACGAAGGCAACTGCCGCCGCTTGCGCTCTATCCAGCCCGTTGCCGATGGCAGTGGCTATGCTATCTCCGAGAGTAAAGAATGCTTTTGTGATATCCTGCACAAAGGATATGAACTGGTTTTGGGCAGGGGTTAAATACTCCCTAACCTTCCCCACAATTCCCGACCCGATGCCCGCGATGATCTGATATCCGAGGCTCAGCCACTCGCCCGCCGTGCCCCAAACACCTTTCAGTGCATCCCATATCGAGACATCTGAAGACATCCACGATTTGATGCCCCCGGCTATCGTATCTACAATGGATTCGCCTAATCGTCTCGGACCGCCGCTTGAGATCCAGCCGGTGACATTGGACTTGATCCAGTCACCGAGCTTGAAAGCCGTATCTATGATGGCCCTTGCGCCATCGCCGACCATTTCTACGACTTCGCCGCCAAGCCCCTGCCAATCCAGGTTCTTGACGAAATCTATGGCATCACCAAAAGCGGTCTTCAGCCTGTCGCCTACTCCGGCCCAATCACCTGCCTGGATGAGGGCCCAAACATCGATGACGACATCCTTGATGCCGTTGAAAGCGGCAACTGCGGTGCTATTGAAGATGGTGAACTTGCTTGGGTCGAGCGCATAACCGAGCGCGCCTAGAGCAACTGCTATGCCAGCGACGGCGCCCATTATTCCCACAATTGGCCCAAGCGCCGCTGCCCATGTGCTTATGAAAGCAAGCTTGGCAGACACCGCCGAAGCCTCCATTGCGACAAATGAGGAAACTGCGGATACCTTTGCAGAAAGGAATGCAGCGGCAGCATTTACTCCGACTGCCAAGAATGACGCGGCTGTCTTGGAAACCCATCCGACCATTGTTATCAGGCTTGATACAACGGCGGAGACGGTGATCTTGGCAAAGCTGGCAACGGCGGTTAGGGCCATTGTAGCAAATTGTCTGCCAGCAGATAGAAGGACGGGGCCAAATTTTGCGACTGCTGAAATGATGAGGCCGACACCAGCGGCACCGGCGATTATCTGGAATGCTTTTAATGCTTTGTTCTTTATATCGTCAAAGTTGATCATCTTTCCTACTTTGGAAAGATCACCTGAAGAGAATGCTTTGAAGAATTCCACCACGGCAGGCGTGGCATCTCTGACATATTGAGCCAGCTTATCAACCCATTCGGCGGCGGGCTGAAGCGCATCCGAGAATACCTTGATTCCAGCCGTATCTATGGAGTTCCATAGGCCGCTTAAAGAATCAGTCAGGTTATTGGTCTGCCTCTCATATTCCTTGGACATGGAGGTGCCTTCGGCGTAACCTGCTTCCGCCGTCGCTGTCATCTCTTTGAATTGGCCTTCCTGCCCCGAGAGTTTAGAGGCCGCAGTGAATCCATAGGCCCCAAACATCTTCTTGAGCTTCTCGCCCTTCTCGAATTCGGTGATGGGCAGCTTACTTACGGCGGTGGAGATCTCGATGATGGTGCCATAAAGGTCTTTGGACAGCTTCTCTTTCATTGTCTTGTCATCGATGCCGAGGACATCCGCCGCATACTGATAGCCAAAGCCACCGCTGACATATTGGCCAGTCTTCTTGTCGAACTTCTGCTCAGAGCCCGCCATCAGGCCTTCCAGGGTCATTGACTTCAGAGCATTAGCTGCCTCGCTGCCCTTGATGCCCTTTCCTTCCAGCAACGCGCCAAATGCTGCCGTGGCCTCATACCCCTGATTGAAGGTTCCTGCGATGCCTCCGGCTACTTCCAGATAGGAAAGCAGATTCTTTTCAGCAGCAGGATATTTATTGCCCAACTCATTGATGGCCGATCCTGCCTTGTCAAACATCTTGGCGGTTCCGCCCGCTTCTGCTGTCTGCTTTGCCCATAGGGTGCTGATAGTGCCTAGTTGGGTCGTGGCGGTGGCGGCATCTACACCGAATGCTCCTTGTGCCTGAAGGATAGACTTGGTTGCGCCGGTGACTTGATCATTGGCAATGCCGAGAGAGCCGAGGCCGCTGGCTACATTGGAGATATCAAGTTTGCTCGCGCCTTTGGTGGTGGAATAGAGCGTTAGAAGGGAATCGTTCAGAGTGTTAGCGGCTTCCGTGCCTTTGTCGAGGCCCGTGGTCTTGAAGACCCCGCCCATCGACTTCTCCCATTCCATAGCAGATTTGCCGATGAGGGCAGTTACGCCAGCGAGAGCAACGCCAATCCCGGCCACCATTGCAGTGCCTATCTTGGTTCCCATGCCAGTGGCACTGCCAGCCATATCGTCAGCGACAGACGAAAATTTACCTTTTACGTTATTTTCGTCGAGATTTATTTTAATGACGGCATAAGCCGAACCGACCGCTTCTCCTGGCATAAGTAAATCTCCTAAATTATTATTTGTAAAAAATTATCCAGGGACCCGCATACCAACCGCGGCCCCCGCTTTCTTCATCTCTTCTAGATCAATCTTTTCTTTCCGAACTGGAACCCGGAACTTTCGAATCGACCTATTGAACTCTTTGGGATTATTAACCCCAAGAGCAACCAAGCTCGCCGTATCTGATATATTCACATCTTCGCGGCGGTGGCGATTCATGTGAGCTTCCGTTTTCCAGTTAAGTTCAATTGGAGTAAGTTCTAAAAATTCGTGCGGTGATAGGCCTAACTCTCCGACTCCATATTCATAGGCTTCCCCCCAGTCCCAGGGTCTTCCTTCTTCCCCGCCATCCTCGCTTTCGCCTTTTTTCGGTCCGCTCCGACCGCAGCATCTATGGCATCCGCGAGAGTCTCAACGAACAGTTGATATCGGCTACCATCGTCTAACTCACCTGACTGCAAGAATTTGTCTCTGAGTTCAACCGCCTCATCGAACTTCATCTTCCTCTGGTCTGGCATTCCGCCCATGATCCCCTGCCAGAGTAGGTAGGCCTGTGCTTCGACATCTCCCTCGCCTGCCTTGACCATGACATCTCCAATGGCCAATTGGCCACCTGGGACGCCTAAGAATTCTGCGGCCTTCCTCTTGATGGCAATTTGCACCAGGCCGGGAAATCTGAGTCTATACTGAGATCCATCGATCTCGATTGGAATGAACGCTTCTGTCATTTGGTATTTCTCCCTGTAATATTATGTCAAACCCGAAACATTTCGGGCCTTAAATGGGTCGCTACAAAATTGAATAACAATTAAATATAAATATAGATGGATGGTCCGAGTCGAACGGATCAGATTCTAGCCATTTTTAAGACATCGATGTATCCAGAGTAAATGCCGTTTCACCTCATCCATCTAATATGCAGGGAGACCTCTCAGATCTTGATAGACCTTCACCGAGGCCTCAGGTTCAACAGACCACTTCAAACTCGGTAATGCGAACCGTATGCATGTATGGTTCGCCTAGATCGAGTATAAAATCTCCGTTTGCGTTCATAGCATACTGTTCTATCTCAAGCACCGCAGGCCGGGATTGATATATTAATTGAAATCGATGTATGCTCGATGTTATCTCTTTGTCATCAGAGAATATTTTCCATTGTTTCAAATCGACTTTAATCATGGTATTTTCTCCCTGTAAAAAGTTCTATGACATTTACTCAGGTTCTTCCAGAGGTGTCATAGAACGTTTTCTTATCTTCTTGACAACTTTGTCAATCTCTTCGGACGGTATCTTAACAATTGTGTTGCCAATGCCGCCTTTGGCTTGCTCCATCTCTTCTAAGGTGAGATGCTCCTTGCCGCATTGTGGGCAGATTACCGGCATTAGAAGCACCACGTTAGAACTTCATTGATAGCATGAATTTCCATATGCTTATCACCGTTGTCGGGTGGTCGATATTTGGCCCACTCGCGCCCGTCTTTGTCGACCGTATAGCCGTTGAGAACTGGCGCGTCATAAAAGATGCGTGCTCTGAACATGGTTGCACCTCAATTACTATGCACGCAAAGCGCGCCCGTGCCCTGGAAGTCTATTCCGCCGTCAATAAGCGTCTCAAGCGGCTCATCGATATCGACATTGGTAATGACGCCGACACCCTCTAACCTGAGCGATGTAGCTGCAGAGGTCTCGATGTAGAAGACTGCAAGGACTTTTGTCGCCACCAGTGATAGTTGCTGCAGAGAATCGCGCCCGCCCGTGCAATGGACATGCTCAACGTCTCCCACAATGCCGGAGCCGTCATTTCCAACTGGATAGGACAGATCCCAGAGGGCGGCCAAGACAGGATCGGCCTCCAAGTGGGCCTTCACATGTGCGGCTGTCGTGGTTGCCGTCACATAGGTCACGGTAGTTACATTGGCCGCCCGCGCTATCTGCAGTTCAGCGCCAGACTCATAGACAATTGCCTCGTCGTTGCCAAAGCTGCCCGATGCCTTCCAGGTCCAGGTCAGATCGTTGTTATCGCCTGCGATTGCTGTTGTCACGCTTGCTTTCGCATACCAGAAGTGCCGCTTGACCGACCCGGACCATTCCACAATGCCTGACCCGATGTAGGTCTTGCTTGTGACTGTCCCGGCTATGGCCGGAAACACAGTCGTCTCCAGAGCACTGCCCTTCTTTGAGGTGTTCCAACCGAACCCGCCGCCCAACTTCTCCAAGGGCAGCGTATAGCAATTGACAGTCACCGCGCCAGATGGGGTCGCGGGCAGAGTCACATGTCCGCCTGCATAATCGATCTTGCAGCCGGTAATTGGCGTCACGCCATCCAGTACCACAACCGCATGATTGGGACTCCACCAAGCCTTTGTGCGATCTGTGATGAAGTAAACCAGCGTTGAGCCCACTTGGGTCATTGCTTCGCCGGTCTGTGATGTGGCTGTACCTCCGGGTGTTGGAAACGAGAATGAACTCGCCTTTCCTGGATATGGGGCCGTCATGGGTCACCCCCAAAAAAAGGGAACATGATTCACCTACACGGCTGCTGGCGTGATATCTCCGCTGATCTGAAGAGAGATGGTGCTTCCGCCTGCCAGGCCCTCGATGGTGGTATCTACCGGGAAATCGGTTACAATGGCATCGAAAGTTACTTTCGTGGCAGCATCCAGATAGAAGATGCATTCTACCGGCGTGGTCTGTGCCACCCGGCTGAACATGTCGGCCTGCCCGTTTGTGTCACCCAGATTGACGTATTTGAGTTTCACGGATGCGGTTCCATCTCGCAGGGCACCGATATAGGTCTTGTCGGTAAGATCCTGCGTGGTTAGGGCGCAGGTGGTTTCGACTGTCGCGCCCTTGCGAGCAAAGCTGAGTCCTTCAACGCCGTCTACGAACACATGGGAGCCTGAGCCTTTCCATGTGAATTTTTGAGCCTTTCCGCTCATTGGTCCGTTTGTTATGGCCATTTATTTCAGTTCTCCTTTTACAATTTGCGCAAATTTTTCAGAAAACATTGCGTTCTCAAGCATTCGCGATCGGCGAATACCATCATCGAAGGACGAAAACGATATCAAGAGATGATGATAGATTTAAATAGGATGAAAAGAATGCAAATGTAATGGCTCGATTAATTTCTTACAATTCACATCAAACCATGCAAGGATTTAGAGATGGATCTGGTGAAGCAATCTTGCATGGGCAAGACGAGTTCGCGCAGATCGCGCAAGCATTCATTGATAAGACACCCATTTTCAAGGCATTTGTCACTGGAAAATACCTACTGGCGGGCGATGTTTATATTACGGATATCGATGATGTGCTGTTTGGGTTCGAGGGCGTATTGAATAACATCACTTGATATGCTTCTGCACATATCCAGCGAGCTTGGGGGCGTTATCAGTGACAGCCCCGGTTATAAACCTGGAATGGCCAACTTCGTGATGAAGGCTTTCATCCAGCTCTTGTTTCAGAATGTAGGATGCCGCCTGCCCGCCACCACCTACGTAGCAGCATTTATTTTTATCATCCCGTTCGACGCCAAGAGAGCCCGCCATGGTTCCCGATTTCTTAGGAGCGTTCTGAACGGCTTGGGGTCGCCAAACGGTTAGGCAGAACTCCTCAACGCCGTCTAGCCCGTCTTTTGCCGTCTTATCGAGAAATGCTTTTGGGTCCCATTTCGTGACTGGCACTATTTCCTCACCAAAACCGTATTGCAGTGATCACTCGGATGGATCGGCGGGCCTCTTGAGCCGTTCGGGAATGTTCCGCCAATGGGGGCCCTGGTTCCATTCGCTGCCTTGCATTTATCGCAAACATTCGTCAAGCCGGTGGCTACCCACATCTGCTCATATTCATCAGGATTGACTATACCACGTTTTACGGCACTTTCATTGGTCTTTCTCACGCCTTCATTGGTCGCCATCATTCCTTCGCTGACGGCGATATTAGAGGCTCTATAGTTGAGGAGTTTCCGGCGATATTTGCCGACCAGGTTATCCACTGATGCCTTATCCACGCCAGAGGACAAGAGGCTATCTTGGTAGTTGCCTACTGCAACTACGTGTTGCGGCAACAGACCAATATATTGCTTGATAAGTTGCCTCTGTTCACCGATTGAGAGGCCATCCTGGAAGGCTTTAAGTTTGATTTGTCTGATTGCGGCTTGATTGGCTTTTGAGATGTATTTTATCTGCTCTCCAGAATATTTCTTGATCCAAGCCTCCGCTTCCGGGGATCGCAAGTCAAATTTGACGCCCATTCCAAGCAGCTTCCCCAAGTCTTCCAATTGGGCCTCGCCCGCTTCGTAGAATGCAAGAGAGATTTGATTAGATGGATCGAAGGGGCGGATTTCTATCTTCTTGCTCGTCTGCTCTTGATCAGCCCATGCGAGAAAGGCAAGAGAGATGCGTTTGGCCCATTTCAGACCAATCTCCTCAGCTATCATGCCCTAACCTTGCATGTCCCAAAGCTAACCTCCCACCGATACACCACCCCGCCCGCCATAGCCAGATCTTGCGCATTCGTCATATCGCGAGGTTGCGAGCCATCGGTGGAGCAGAGTAGATAGCCCGTTGGGGGGTTGAAATCCAGCCACAACCTGATCGCTTCCGCGTCTGCGAAAGCATTATGGGGGTCGAGCCTGCGGACCTGGACTTGGAAGCCTGGATAGTCCAATGCCCCTATGTCACCCTCGCTTGTGGTATAGTGACCTGGTTGGATGCCGATGTTACCCCCAACGCCTGCACCACTTGGGAAGACTGCTATGCACTCGATTGTATCAAGGGGGAACTGCATTGGGAAAACGGGCAGCGTCCGACCTGGCATATCCGCTAAGTGGTTACAGATTGCATCTACAATCGACATTTATTTAACCTCGTAAATCAATAGAAAGAACATGGAAATTCCAAAAGGAGCAATGCTTTTACAGCCTGCGAACCAAGAGCTGCCAGAAGGTTATGTGAATCGTGGATATGAACAGGCGGATGGATCAATTGGTGAGAAGTCGCCATTTGAGTCAACCGATGGTGTTTTGTCAATTAGAATTATTCAGAAGGTCTAATATCAGACGCTATCCAATTCTTCTTTTATTTGATAATCCACATCGCTTGCATCATATTGGCCTTCCAGCTCGAAGACCCCGATTGCGGTTAGCAAGGCGAGGATCTTGGGGCCAAACTTCCTCAAGATATCATTGATCTGGCGTTCTGGTAGGGACATGGGAGGGGCACCGAAGGTTATTTATAGCTATACACCAGTATATATCACGATGACAAGAAAGAAATCGGAATCTGACAGGTACCGGCGGGTATTGGTGTCCTATCGGCCAGACCAAGAGGAAACGGTTTTGCTACTCCAGTCTACTAAACAACTTAGCCAACGTTTTCAGAAGGCGTTAGATGAATGCAAAAAATAGATTTTTTGTTTATCTTCTAGAAACGGAATCTGGGTTATGCAAGATAGGCATGACATCAAACTTGGTTACTAGACTCCCGTGTCTGCAACGCCACTTCGAGGAACGGTTGATCGTATCCATTTCCATAGAAATGCTATGCGAAGCGGATGCGCTCGATCTCGAAAGAAATCTCCATTTTAGATATTGGCAACACGCGCGATTTTTCCTATTAGAAGGCTGCACATCTCGCGAATGCTTCCAATTATCAGAAGATGATATTTCAGATGCAAAACGTTATGCAGAGAACTGGATCAAAGCGCAAGCAGCGAAACGCGCGCGTCATAATGGGCAATGTCATGGGACCAGACGAAATGTGTGCACCAATTGTGAGCATAACCTATATATACCAGTAGATACTATGTAGTATTTGGAGATGTATGACAATGGTAAGAAGACCAACAAGCGAAATGTCCGCCGAGGACGAAGCATATTTCGCAGCCAAGAACGCCGAGAGAGCCGCTTGCCAGAAGACCGCGATCGAGAGCAGTTATTCCAAGAAATATATCGCATCACTGGAGGATTGAAAATGCAAAATATCCGAACGCCGGACAGAACGCCTGCAATACAGGAGGTCGCAACTAAGATCATCAAGCGGCATGACGAATTTGTGGCGTCTGTCTTGGTATGCTCAGAATGCCAGAGAGAGGTTGACCCATCAGGCGAAAGCCTGGGGCGGTTGTAGTGCCGCTCCTCAAACCAGTTCGCCATAAGAAGACCATATCTCTAGAGGAGCATGTCTGGTATTGGCTAAAATCACATCCAAGGGAGCATGCTTCTTGGATGGTCCGGGATTGTGTAGAGCAGAAACTCTAAGAGTTGTCTGCTAATATCTTTTCGAACCGCTTATTGATATTTAACAAGCGTTTTCTTTCTATATTTTGCGCCTTTTCGGTCTTCCGAATGTTATCTTTCAATGCTATCTGAGCGTTTCGCTTACTATAGTCGCGAGTATTGGCGTTCGCGAAATCGCTCTTCATTTTCGCGAGAGAGACATCTTTCGCCTTGATGCTCTTATCCAGCTTCCCCATAAGCTGATTCATGTTATCTACGCGAGCTTGTAATTTGGCTTCTTCTGCCGACCTCACCACTTCACCCGGCTGACCAGCATCACCTGATCCGGCACCACCACCAGATTTGCGACCACCAGAACCCGATCCGCCGCTTCCTCCGCCCATTAGCAAAACATCTCCAAGGTAGCTATCTTTCTAGGCTCAATATTCTTTTCGGTTTGCAGCGACGCTTTCTTTGCCGCTTTGCTTGCATCCCTTGCCTTCCAATCCTCGCCGCAATAGATCCAGCCTTCGCGCTGGCATAGGTGCTCGACCTCCTTGTTATGGGCGAAGACCGCGAAGAGAATGTTATCGGTTCCTGCGTGGCATCGGGCTAAGTCTGCCTGATGCAAGAGGAGATCCAAGGTATAGTATCTCTGGTAATGGGTAGCATAAGATCTCCAGCCAAGAGGAACACCCAACAGATTCAGCTCCTCCCATCTCTCCGCGACATTGAGATCAACCCAACACCGCATCCCATGTTCCTGGAAGAGCCGGGATAGGTGCCGCTTCTTGGCGATCTGCCAGAGGGCTCTATAGTAGGGCTGTGCATTAGATGTGCTGAAATTGACTTCTATGAAGCTTGGGGCCTTGCTCTCCCAAACCTTCGCGGGCCTTTCCCAAAGCTTGCGCCAATGGTGGCCATGCTCTACAGCAGTCCCAAGAGCATCAAAACGATTGTCGTCCTCCCAAAAGGTGATTGTGTTTCCTATGAGTTCTTTGGTTCGGGCAACTGATCCCCATTGGCGAGGGTAGTCTAATACATCTCCTTGCATGGATGGGTCGAGATCGGCCACGCCTTCGCTATTGCTGCTCGCGAATAGACAATCTGGAACTTCTGACATGTTTCACCTATTTCATGGAGAAAGAGGCCATGCAGTCCACCTGCATGCCGCTTAAGCCATGATTTGACCTTCTTATGATGTAGTGCCTTGTCACGATGTGACTATCAATATGATCACTGCTATCGATGATACAAATCCGATGCATAATCGTGCTTCGCATAACTGAATCGCATCTTCCCATAATATTCGAATGCCTTCATGAGTCGCTTAACCTTTTTCTTGG